CCGATGTCGCCAAGCAACTCTTTCTGCACGATGTCTCGGCAGGTTTCCTTGTTATCGCCTACAGCCCAACCATCGGTGGGCTTATCGAACTTACGTCCAGGCCACCAATCCGGGTATTCCCCGAGAAGATGGCAAGCGGTCTGGAAAGCTCCGGCAATGGTCTTGCCGCAACGATTCGCCGCAGAGAAATACGTTTCTTGATAGTCCCTGCTAGCCGAGAAAAAGGCGTGGTGCTTTGGTAGGTTCTCAATACCATATGGAGTGCCGGGGATAAACCACCTCACCCAACCACTCAACTTCTCAGCTTCTTTCTTAGCCTCTAGCGACTCAAGCAACTCAATCAGGTGTTGAGTATCGTCATCAACGTCCAATTGAATCGGCTTGTCAAGGTCAACGCTATCAACCTTGAACACCATCGTGTCATCAAACCCCAGCTTACTCGTCATCCTTCACAACCTCCCCTTCAATAGCCTTCGGGAGAAGCTCAGGCATGTACGCTTGAATACGTTTGATGAGTTCTTCCTTGGAAACCTCGGCACTAACCGATAGTTGCTTGGTATTCTGGTCGATCTTATCAGCCCATCCGTACAGATGACCCATACGGGCTTTGTACAGCGTGGTGTTGAAATCTTTGTTCTCTAGGTTCATTCGACCTTGGCGCATGTTCCACGACTCAGCGATGTCATTACCGCGCTCAACGAGTTCTCGGAACGCAGGGTTTGTTTGACACAACTGAGCGAACTGTCGCTTGGTCATTTCTAGATGTTCGGCTACTTCCACATTCGTGTAGCCTTGCTTGTAGAGGTCAATGACCTCCTTGGCTGTAAACTCCTTAGCCACACCTGATCTCCTTATCGAGGAAACGGCCGAAAGGCCGAGGGTTGTTAGCCCCCGGCCCCGGCGATAAACATCAACCCAGCTTAACCAACACACCCTCATAGGTAAGGATCGCCGGAGGCGGCGGACTAAACTGGGGAAGAGGGTACACCACCTCACTCTTAACCACAGCCTTGAACTCCAGAGCACCATCCGGTCGTCGATTAAACTCAATCGAGCCCGCTTCAACATCCACCTTGTTACGAATCGAGTCCATAAACCCACTAGCCTTCGGCTGGTTGAGAAGGAACGTCAATTCGCTACGGTTGCTTGCACCAACCAACCAAACTTGCTCACCACGTTCGTTGAACGAATAGATGGCAACCGAGTGAGTCTCCTCACCGAAGTTGTTGATGAACACACCGTACCCCGACTTCTCGGGATTGTACCACACACCAGAAATATCCACAGTAGGACTTGACTTCTTTGACTTCGCCATACGCTTGTGTAGCTCCTAGTCACGGTTGATGGGGTTGAGCGGTAAGGTGCTTTATTTGACCGGGCACTTGCTCAAGGTGAACGACCAAAAGATACGGATCACCTCCTTTGCGGGTACTACTTTCTACTAGTCGCTCTTCTTAAGCATGAAGTAAATACCAAGAAGAGTAACGCCAACGAAAAGCAAAGACAACCATTCATTTAGATGCGCCACAGGCGCGAGTCCCTCCTTTACCGCTTCTAGTTGAGCGGCTTGGGTAAGGGCTGCACCACCGGCTGTGAGGGCTGCTCCTGCCTTTTTGTTGCTTTGCTCGGTATTGGGCGTGGGGTCGGGGACCAAGTTGGAGGAGGGGCCGGTAGGCTTGTCCGTGACCAATTCTTCGGCATCGACTGAGTTCTCCCGTGTAAACGTAGTTCCTGAAAGGAACAGGTCAGCTTCCTCTTTTCGCCGGTTAATCAACCCTTGGACCACTTTTCCGCCAGATTTTCTCCACTTCGGAAACTCAGCATAAGCCCCGGTGAAATCGGATTGGTTGAGCTTCTCAAGCAGAGTTGAATTACGGAAAGCTCCTGTACCGATATTATAGCACAAGGAGATAACCGCATCCCATTGGGGCTGGGACAACTTCACCCGGATGAGGTTCCGACAAACGATCTCGTCCTGAGCAACATGCTGGACGAGCAGCTCATGAGCTTGCTCTCGGGTAATCTTGTTACCGGGGAAGGCGTACCTTGGATCGGTAATACCCCAGCCAATCGTAGGCTTACCGGCCAGATCAATGTACGTCTCTTCGACAAAACCTTCCCACTGTTTAATCAGGGCAAGTCCTTGTCCCGAGATTCGCATGCTGTGGTTTGGGTTGGTCATCTATGAACCTCTTGTTCGTGTGTTATCTGACGATTTGGTTGCCGTGGAAGATTGCAAACCAGTCTATTGTAGTGGCCGCCAAGCCCGTGACTTGAACAACAGGTCCGCCGCGTGTGGTGTCGGCCAAAATCGTGATGGCGACGCCAGCCAGCGCAGCGGCAGTGAAAGTGTAGTCTGGGTTCTGCACGTCAACCACGGTCGAGGCTGCATTTGATCCACGAGACATCACAAGACTAATCCGGGTGTAAACTACATTCGCGCCTTGACGGCCAGTGACTTCCACTGTCCCAGCCCAGCACGAGTTGTTCGGCATCACGAGGATGTTTGTCGCGGAAGCTGCTGCGCGGTCGGCGGTAAGCACCAGCGGCGTGTTGTTCGTGGTACTACCTTGCGCGGTAATGCCGATGACCTGATTATCTCCTTGAGCAGAACGCCTAGCGCCGGACCACGCCCATGCTGTGAACAAACCCCGAGTATTCGCCTCAGCTCCTCCAGGAATCCAAGAGGATTCACCGCTTGCTAGGTTCGTTGATCCGCCGCCGACAAACGCTCGCAGTGCTGTGGCTTGATTAGAAACCCCGCAGACTATTGCTGACTGACTTCCAGATGCAATGTTAGAAAGTCCGGCCAAAACGCCGCTATTAGAGTTTGATGCCGTATTACTTTGTCCTCCGCATACGACAGCTTGACTGCCAGATGCGGTGTTTGAAACTCCAGAAAGAACGGCAGAGACGTTTCCGCTTGCAGTGTTGTTTGTTCCTGCAAAAATACCCGAGTCTGTTCCGCTTGCCACTTGCGTTGCAGCAGACCTCGATGTTTGTAAATCCCTAGCTCGACCTCCGCGCTTGTTGCCACCCGTAGTGGTGCTGTCTGGCACTTGTAGCATGAATGCCCCGGATGTGCCTTTGAAACTGACAGCAATGTCAACGTTAGTGGCTGCGTTGTTTGCCAGCAACTGTACAACCGGCACCGTCGCATTCGGCGCGCTGGTGTTTACAGACTCGGTGAAGTGGGTAAGACCACCACCGCCGCTTGGCGTGGCATTAATCCATTGACTCGTTCCCGAGTCGTAAGTCAACACTTGTCCGTTGGTAACGGATGTGATGGTTACATCAGTTAGCCCATTAAGCGTCGTAGCCCCTGTAGCGATCACAAGGTCGGTTGATCCCAGCAAAGTGTTGCCATTCACTGTCCGAATGTTGGTGCCAGAGACAAGGGTGTCTTGTTTTGTAGTCGGATCAAAGTTACCCGCATGCCACATCACATTCCCGTTGAACTCGGGAGCAGTGCTCTCACTGGTAAAAACGAAAGCGGCCGTATCACTACCGCCATCACCGACGGCCTCTAACCTCCAACCTGTGTTGGTTGATCCGGTACGACCCATCTCTAGCTTCGAGTACGATCCGGCGTTCGTGGGATGATCGTACTGGACCGTGAGGATATCCGTTCCCACAACGGTCTTAGTGCCAGCACTTGAGGGTCCAATTTGAAGAGAGGCGGGGATGGTCAGCTTAGTGCCATCCCACGCCGTTCCGGCGATACCTCCAAACGCTCCCGCGTTGTTGTACTGGAGTTCGGTTGGGGAACCACCGGGAGTACCGCCACCCCCGGTAGGGGCTTCGTTTACCCACTGGTTAGTGCCCGAGTCCCAAGTAAGAACATCACCGTCTTGGACGGATGTGATGGTAACATTGCCGATGTCGTCTAGGTTCCCGACGGTCTGTGGCGGAAGCGGTTGATTCTCCCACACCATCAGGGTTTCGTTATACACCAGAACGTCGTTGTTGTCCGGGTTGGAGATCAACACATCGCTGATCTCCCCCAGCTCCGTCTCTTGAAGAATACCCTCAAACAGCTTACGAAGCGTTACTTCTTCATCAACTTGAAAAGGAAAAAGCTTTGACTTCCGAATGTCAACCATCGTGGTTAAAGCCCTCCTTGGCTAGGTCTAAAGTCGATTAAAGGGCAGGCGCTTGGTAGTTCGTGTCGGTCACGCCACCATCAGCGTTGAGCTTAGCTGCAAGGGTAGCACCCCAAGCACGAAGGCTTTCGATGTTGGCCTCAATTTCAGCGAAAGCGTCGGCCAATTCCTTGGCCTTGTCGCTATCACCTTGGGCGAAAAAATCACGGGGTTTCAGGTTTGCTGCGGGCATTTGGTGTTACCTCCATTGCAGGTGGGTTGGGAGTCGCGATTGTACTGTTGTTCGGGGGTGTTGTCAAGAGAGCAGCTTCTCCGCTTGTTCCTTGATCTCGTCGGTAAACGGGAAGTCAAACCCCGAAGCTCCTTCCCAGTCTCGGAAGTAGTCAAGGTGGCACGGAACCTTCTCGGATTCCTCGGGGTGCTCTGTCTGGAGCTTGACCAGCTCTCGGGACCACATATCGAACACAGCATCAGGGACTACGGACTCGTACATCCGGTAGTACAAGTACGAGTGGACGGCGATGTTACGGCGAAGTTCGGCAATACGGTCAATCACGTTTTTCATGGTTTAAACCTCTTGGGCCAAGTGATCTTGGCGTCCTTTACCATCTCATGTGTGAACCAGAACAACTCTTGGGGTTTGACTTCTCCTGCCAAGATT